TTTTTTTTTTTTTTTTTTTTTTTTTTTTTTTTTTAATAATTAATAATATAATATTATACTACCCTACCCCGTCCTACTAAGTGGACATAATGTGGTGGGTAAGGCTTCCGGGACTCCCCTACCCTTCCGCTAAAGTCAAGTCGGACAACGACTTAGCTCGAAACGGCGAGGTGAAAGACTCCGGAAAGACCCCGGAAACAAGCCGGAAACATACCGGAATCAATCCGGACTGTAAATGGAATATCTATTAATAACTATACCTATACATAACAATGTGCGTAGCACATACTTCCAATATTGTCCACTAAAGAGGACACAAAAGTGTTCATTTTTGAGACAGTGTGTCCTATTTTGGTCTCCGAAATGGAACATAACACTTTTTGCCACCACAATCCCTAGTGGCCTCGCGCTCGGCTCATACAATATGTTGTACTTTCGGAATTGGCCCAAAAATTGCAGATACATCCGGTATCGGACGCCCCTAGCAAGCCTATTTCGGAATATTAAGACTAATGGAAGGAGACTGAGATGAAATACTACAGACTACGTTACATCACGACATCAGGAATTAGCATGTTATTCAGGAAACTGTATAACGAGCACGACAAAGCAGAAATGGAATTCACGGATTTATTCAAACGCAATAATGGTGTGTTGCGATTCGAGTTCGAGATTGAAACCACATATGATATTCCAACCGACACTTGGAATACTATTTTTAAGGAGACTAAATAATGTGTTTATGTGAAATGTGTGAACCTTGTTTTGATTGTGGTCATCGTGCTGATGAACATATAGCAGGCGATGGTCACTGTTATAAGTGTGGATGTTCACAGTTTAATCCACTACTAAAACAACCATTACTTACTGCATGGAGTAAACTTAAACTAATAAACAAAACCATTTCTCACTCTAAGTTTGTTGAGAAATGGATTGAAACGAATGGAGTTAAATAATGAATCATTCATTTACGCCAAGTATCAGCAATATGCTGATGTGCGCTGTATGTAAGAAAGATAGTGTAGCACATACAGACCACGCGACCTGCGATGCTTGCCCGAATGTTGGGCCAGTAGAATTACGCTATGGGACGATGTTACTATGTGCTGATTGTTGGGCTAAAGAACAGGCTCTACAATTAGCTAACAATACTCCCACCAAACAAGCGGAACGTGTTGACACATTGAATGCAGCGATTAAAGCATCGCGCGAGCAGGACGCATCAATTCAGGTTAACACAGATATCTTTAACGCAGCCACAGTTGCCATACAGGAATTAAAGCAATCAATCGACGCTGACCCTACAATCACAAACAAGCCATATCATCTAGCGTCAGAGTTAACGACAAGATTCGAGCATTTCAAGGCAGTAATATTCGCTAAGAATCAGGAAATTATCGAAGCTGCTAATCAGCAGAAAGCAATTCAAGTGTATTTGAATAACATGGCAAATACGCTTCGTGCAGAAGAACGCGAAAAACTCAAGCTTCAAGATATTAACTACAAGCCCACGCCTCCGAAACTAGTCAAGTCGAAGACTGATAAGCCAGCAACAGTTAAAGTAAGGTCCAGCAATAAGCTTGATAAAGCTGAACTTCGCAAATACGCTGCTGAATTAAACATTCCAGAGTATACTATTCAGATGTTGTGTGTCAGCAAAGGTATCACACCCGCGATGGCTGCCGACAAATTACGTAAACAAATTCAGGAAATGAGAGAGGAAGCTTAACTTATGATTACTGTATTTAATCGTCATGTATGGATGATTAAAGGAAAGAAATGGTGCCTTTATTTTCCATCAACTTATTTCATTGGCTCATATCATATGGTAGGATATTTCAAGAATTGGAGTTTCTGTTTTCTAACTCTTGAAAGAAAGGATAGATAATGAATAAACTGGAGATTCATTGTTGCGGTCAGATATTCTGGTCAATTTGGCTCTATAAACTACATACTAAGATTTCATTAGTCCATAACTATACTAAATTGGAATTAATGAAGGTGAATGATGACAAGAGAACAAGCAAGTAAATTTACACGACAGGAATTAGACCGCTACCAACTGTCAAGTTGGAGCGTCAGAATTACGCAAGACCCAGATGTTCCATACTTGGGTCTGTGCATACACAATGATAAGGTCATTGTGTTGAACGCACACCATATCGACATTCATCCTGATAAGGAAGTTTGGAATACTATCAGACATGAAGTAGCCCACGCAATCGTTGGAGCGGGACATGCTCACGATAAAGTATGGGCTGATAAGGCAAAAGAAGTTGGTTGTGATGATGTAGCGCCATGCTCACATCTTAATCTTCCGCCTCACATTATTGATGCCATTCGTAGTGGCGCTAATGTTGAGATGACAATCGAGGAAGAGGTAATCACAACTATCAAAAAGACACCGAAATATACTGTGACTCGCTTGCAGGAGAAATGTCCCGATTGTGGCAAGGTTGCAGTAGAGAAATATGCTATCGACAGCACTAATGAGAATGGTGACCAAATCAAGCTCATTATGCTGGAATGCTTCCATATTCTAACTAAGGTCATTCCGAAAGCTACGCCTTTCGAGACAATGGTTAGCAATGATTGGAAGGACGAAATTTCCGCTTGTAAGCATGAGTGGAATAAGAATCAGTGCAAGAATTGTGGAGAGTTCAAACTCTACAATTTCCAAGTAGCAGGCGCTCGAAATGCCGAAATTGCATTAGCTATGCAAAAGGGTTTCGGTATATTCGATGAAATGGGACTTGGTAAGACAGTTCAGGCATTGGCAGTTCTGAAATTCCACAAGGAATTAATGCCATGCATGATTGTCACTAAGTCAGCAATCACATATCAGTGGTTCATGCAACTGGTCAGATGGTTAGGACCAGACTACGGAGCACAGATTATCAAAACTAGTAGGGATACTCTGCTCAAGGGACCGAAAACATACATCATTCCATATGATTTGTTGCGTAGGTTTCCGAGAGAACGACTGCACAAACTCAATATCAAGTGTGTGATATTGGATGAAGTGCAGCAGATTAAGAATCCAGACTCTAGTAGAACACAGGAAGTCAGAAAGTTAGTTAGTGCAAATGAGAATTGCAAGGTTCTTGAATTAAGCGGAACACCGTGGAAGAATCGTGGTGCTGAATTTTTCCCTGCATTGAATTTGCTGGACCCAGTTAAGTTCTGGTCATATCAGAATTTCTTGGACCAGCACGTTGAATACTATTACGAAGGCGCCAAAAAGAAGATGGGTGGCATTCGTAATCCTAAGAAATTCAGAGAGTATGTAGCTAACATCCTAATTCGTCGAGAGTATGACGAAGTGATGGATGAATTTCCGGAAGTCAATCGTATGCGTATGCCCGTCCAGTTGGATGAGCTATCGCAGAATACATATGACGAATCAACATCAGAGTTCGTCAAATGGTATAACGAGAAAGTTATCGGCGGCGAGGAAGATAATATCAGTAGCATGGAAATCCTCGCGAAACTAACCCGTATGCGTCACATAACGGGATTAGCTAAAATTCCAGCAACATTGGGATTCATTGAAGAGTTTATAGAAGAGACTGACCGTAAACTTGTGGTATTCGTTCATCACAAGGATGTAGGACAATTACTCTATAACGCTTGCATTGATAGGGATGAGAAAGCTAATCCCGAATGGCATAATCTCGCAACTGAGTTGCTGAGATTGGGTATCAAAGTATTTAAATATACGTCGGAACTTAGTGACGTAGAACGATACGAGATGCAGGAAGCTTTCAACAATACTCCACGCGCTATCATGTTCGCATCAACACTGGCATGTGGTGAGGGAGTAAATCTTCAAACTTGTGCAGATAGTATTTTGCATGAGAGACAGTGGAATCCTGCTAACGAAGACCAAGCTACGCCGGGCAGATTTAAGCGTATCGGTCAGTCAGCAAGAGTAATTAACGTAACTGTTCCGACTGCTCAAGATACTGTGGATGACCACCTTGATATTATGGTGGAAGAGAAGAGAGCAAGATTCCACAATCTAATGAACAAGAGTGAGCATATCAAATGGAATGAAAGCGATATGGCGAAAGAACTTGCCAAGCGTATTGTCGCTGCATTCCAAAAGAAAAACAAGGGTAAGACTCCTGTTAAAACTAACATCACTGCTATGGCATCAAGATAATGGCTGTAATTATTATTCTCCTCGCGTTTGTTATGGTGCCATTAGATATGGCTAAAGCACTGTGGCATAGCCTGAGATATAATCACGACTTCGATGTACTGTGCGTTGACTTCTATTTCAAACTGTCATGTCACGATTGTGACGCAGTATTTACAAAGGAGACTGAATAATGATTGATGTAACTGTGCAGCAATTCTCAAGTGGTAAAGAAATAATCTTTCGATATTCAGGAGATATCGAAATTGTAGAATGCCACGGACTTCTCCGAGTTTCAGCATACGTGAAAAGTGCTGAAGCTGGTAATTACTATTGGGACAAGAAAACCGATGATATCTTCTACACTGAAGATGTCGTTTCAATTGAGGCAAGGTAATGAGTATGAGTCAAACTCTTCGTGACGCCATTCTTAGCTCAGTTAATAGTCATCAGGGCATCAAAGGCGTCGAACTAGTATTACAAGTAATGGGTAAAGTAGGTATGGGTGGATTCACTGAACGTGAATACCAGAACACACTAGCCGAACTACTGATTGATGGTGACATTGTAGAAATCGAATACAGTTTACCATCAATGTCCTACAGACTGAAATCACTGTTCTTCCCGAAAGGAACCACATTCAATGTCCCCGAAACGAAAGGCGGAGTTAGTATTGATGACTGGAATGATTCAATACTGCATCGTCCTTAAAGGTCCAATCATCGTTGGGGATGGATATATTATTAACTGGCAAGGTGCTATATCGTGGCCCCAACTGAGGAACAATGAAGGTAAAGAGCTTCCTGAGGATATGTATGTTCTCATGGAAGACAAGACTAAACCGAAAGACCAGTTAGTTGTAGTGAATTGGAGTATTCAGTGACGCTATATCGAATCATTTCAAAGAAATCAGAAAAAGGCACTTACGCTGTATGGTATCCAAGTGGACTAGTATATTTTGGAAACTATACTGACTGTCTTCTCTTTGTTGGTGCTCGTGCATTAGGATTAACTGAAGAACAAGCAAAACTAGAAGCCAACAATCTTCGAGAATTGATGGTGAAACATTGAACGCAGGACAGTTAATTAAGTTACTTCAACAAGTTTCTCCATTAACTTTAATTATTATTGAGGACGCCGAAACCAATTGGTTTCTCAATATTACAAAAGTTTATGAGAGACAAGGAAAGGATACCATTCTTATAATCCAAGGTGATTATAGGGATGAGTATGACCCAGACTAATGAATATTGAAGTCTATATGAAGTGCTATGATTGTGAGCATGAGAATGCTTCTAAACTTGGCACACAAGGTTATGAATTAAAAGCCACTAGATTTGAATCTTTTAGTGAGGCTCATAAACATATGATGGATAATCCTGACCATTATGTGGATATTAATGTCCTCATTAATGACAATGATGATGGTGAGTAATGAGCGAGATACCAGATAATCGAACGATTGGAGAAACGAATATCCAAGAGATAGTGGATATTCCTATGGGTGGCAAGAAGAATGTCATCCTAGATGCTACTATCTTGACAACCTTAATGGGCTGTCCCAGACTCGCGGATTTTAGATTTAATCATAATCTCGAATCGATTAATGGTAAATCAAATTCGCTTGAGACTGGTCTGATAGTCCATGTATTCCTCGAACATTTCTATCGTAATACATCTCGTGGAATGAAGAGAGATGAAGCGATAGGACATGCATTCACCGCGGCTCAGTTATATATCCAAGGCTGTAAGTTTTGCACTGGATTCGTTCCTACCCAAGAATTACCTACACCAGTATGTGGTCATAAAGTAGACCAGTATCCGGGTGTTAGGAATACTCCAAAAGACGACGAAGGATATAAAATCGGATGGAGTAGAGTCCTCGAAACTTGTCAGGAATATGTAGATTTCTGGCGTAATGACCATTGGGTTACACTCGATGTAGAACGAGTAATGGGAGAAGTTCTATACGAGGATGAAGAGATTCGTGTATTGTGGAAGTCTAAGATTGATTGGCTTGTGGACAATAACGAGGGAATTTACTCGACTGACCACAAGACGATGAAACAAAAGCGGAATAATCTGTCATTGAATAATCAGTTCATTGGACAGTGCATTATCACTAAGCAACGCCGAATGTTCATCAATAAGATTGGGTTCCAGAAAACATTGGAGCCTAAAGAGAAGTTCACTCGTCATGCCATGAGTTATAGTGCGGCTAGACTCATTGAATGGCAATCAGAAACTTTACCATACTATGCTAAGTTGTTGTTAATGTATGCCGAGAGTGGACACTTCCCACCGAACTATAATAACTGTGAGACGAAATACGGTAACTGTGGATTTTCAGATGTTTGTGAATCAGACCCCAACATGCGTGAGTCTGAAATCAAGCGTCTATTTGTAGTTGGTCCTGAGTGGAATCCATCTAATGATGACGAATAGGAGAACATCATGGTAATGGAAGTAACTGACGAACAAGTAAAACATATGGCTGCTGCGGCTATCAATGCCTCAAAAGCTGTAGGTATGGGTTGGCTTCATCACGACCCAACTATGAATATTACACCTGATGATATTCATATCGTAGATAATTATCTATCCATTGACTATTTTCAAGGAAGAATGGTCAAGTTCCATGCTCGAAAAACTGAGGATGGAAAGTGGAAGTTTCATCCTGATGACCTTTCACCAGCTTATCAATCATGGTGTTTGAAATATACATCATGGGAAATGTTACTAGAAGCGTCTAAAATTAAATGACAACGAATGAACTGATTAACTTTTTCAATAACACATACGGTATCGATAAGGAATGGCCTCGCACTTATGAGGTAGATGCCGAGACATACTTGAATGTGTGTCAATCTGTTATTGAATGGTCTATTGCTCGCAATCTTAACGTCCTGAGATTAGAGGGACGAATACAGGGATACCATGTTGGTATCAATGTAGGCCCAAACAAGGGCATCTACTTTAAGAATGTGGAGTTAATACTTGTCAAAAAGACCACCGACCAATAGAAATTACTACATCGAAATAAAGATGGAGAGTCGCTGGACTCTAGTTCATACAACAACACGACTATCGAATGCTTATCAATGGATGAAAGATAATCCAGCGAATAGGTATCCATATCGAGTTATCTTGGTAACTCGTAGGATTGTATTTAACGGTGAGCGATGAGCAAAAAGGCCGGACATATTCATAAACTAAAACGCATTAAGCTTGGTAACAAGAGTTACTTAGTTTATAAATGTGTCAGTCCAGGTTGCCCTCATTACTTTGATGTGACACTCGCGGAAGGCCGTATGTGTATCTGTTGGCGTTGTGATGAGCCAATGGTAATTACTAAAGCAACAATGGACCTTGCTAAACCACATTGTGTGGACTGTACTAAACGCAAGAAGGAGATTCCCATTGAGGCGATTGAAGAGTTTATTAACAAGGGTTAGAAACCATCCATCTGTGATGGAATTACTCTTTAAATTGACACCAATGAAACCGAAATATCGTGGACTTAAAGTAAGTAACAGTTGGTTAGTCAAACATCTGGAGTAATAGGTGCCAACATTGGAGACAGTTAATATAGACGCCTTGTTCTCGATGTTCAAAGGTGAACCGGGAACACGGAAGTCTACTGAAGCATTATCTTATCCGGGAGACCAATACTGGATATCCACGGATAGGAAAATGCAAGCTCTAATGCTCCCAATGAAACGTTGGGGAATTAATCCTCGCACTGTGCAATACGATGACTATACTGATTGGGATACACCACGCAAGAAGTTAGAATCGTTACAGGTGAATTGCCCATTCAAAACTATTGTAGTTGATAGTATTACTAGTCTTGCAGATAGCATGACTAACCAAGTTAAGAAATACAAGAAAAAGGATGCCGACAAGGGTAAGATGATTGGTGGCATTCAAGTATCAGGACTAGAGGAATACAATGCTGAAGCCGCCGCATTTGGTGAGCTAATATCCCTTCTGAAAGACATTCATGAATATCACAAAGTTCATATTATCCTCATTGCTCACGTTGTAGGTCAGCGTAAGCAAGATGAGGCTAATAAAATGACTCATCACTCACGCGTAATCATCACAGGTGGTGATAAAATCTCAGGCAAAATCGCCAGCTATATGACTGAAGTTTATCACTTCAATGTGGAACCCAACATTAATGTGGATGCTGAGGGTAAGTATGGTTTGTTCACTAGCCATACTGGTAATGATTACGCAAGGACTTCTCTTCCACTAGAAAGGAATATTACTTTTAACAACGACCCGTTGTATGAGCGTTGGATTAAACCTGCAATAGACAAACTAAAAGCTGAGCAACCTATCCAACGAATCCAACAACCAACATCAGTAACACAACCACAACCATCGTTCAAGGCAAAGTGAGGTAGCATGAGTCCTATTGTCCAATTCAGTGACAGAGACATGAACCGCAGCAAGATTGTTGTGCCTGCGTGGTATCGTGTCAGAATCGAAACAGTGGGTGAATCCCCCGCGAAAGACCAGAGCAAGGGACCATCCACAAACTATCCGGTAGAGGCAACCATTCTTTTCAACGGAGATAATGGAAGCACCGAGTTTGCTAACATTCCGTTGGAATGGAATTTCAATAGCAAGGCTATCGGTTTTGCTATTGGATACCTTCAGTCATTGGGTGTGGACGTAAAGCCCAATCAGCGTTTTGAACTGAAGTCTTCCGAAGGCATGGAAATCGATGTTTTCGTGGAGAACGACGTTTACAACAACCGGACGGTAAACAGGGTCAATCACAAGTATCGTCCGATTCGTCCGGAAGTCACAGCTGCTGCTTAATATTATGATGGTCTGCCTCTCCGTTCGCTTATTGCTTTTAGCAATAGGACTTACAAAGCAGAGTAATTATTAGGTTAACTTAAAAGATAGTAGGAGCCTAATAGCCATCATGTGGTTAACTGTTAGTTAATTGAGGAGAGTGAATTATGGAAGATAGAATGTTTCTTGCAAATGATGACGAAATCGTGGACATGGACAAACAGTCCCAACTCGATGAGTCAACTGTTGTCGAATCAGAAGAATCCGTTGATGAGGAACCGGATTCCGAAATTGACGATGACGACGACGAAGTAGAAGATATTATTACTGAGACTCCCTAAACCAAAACAGCCTCAAGTAATAGGTAGTGGGTATTCCTCACGTAAACCCATTACTGGCTAAAAGTGGTTTAGTGATAGGGGCCACACATGACGTAGCGCATAGTCGCCGTATAATATTGTGTGGCCCCGCTTTAACTGAAAAATTGAGAGGACTAATGATACGTAAGGTCAAGAAGACCAGAACTATTGCCCCGCATTTATTTAGTGGGGAAAGACGAGAAAGAACATTTAATCGTCTACCCTCAGACATCAAAGAAGGACTGATTGGAATCGCGTATGATAAGAATCAGTCTGTGTCATGGGTGCTAGAGCAGATTATCATCGACTATTTTGGATTTAGGACACCAAAATATATCAAAAGGAAAAATAATGAATAGAAAGCATGAAAAACTTCTGATTGCACTTGGATTGGAAACATTACTGAACAACGCGCTTACTGACCATAAGCCTAAAAAGAAGGTCAAAAAAGTTGTTCGTAAAAAGCGTATGTCCAGGAAAGCACGCCATATGATTAGTGTCGCTATGAGAAAGCGATGGGCTAAACAAAAGGCATAACAGAAGTAACTATTTTGAAATATTGGCTAGGAAGTGGCCCGAAAAACTTCCAATCAACAATTCCGTGAATACGAGGTGAATATGCAGACGCCGTTTAAGGAAGCATTGGGTGGAAGTGACCCAATCACTGATTCTGAAGTAGCTGTCGCAGCAGCTACTCCGGAAGAACCGAAGGAAGAAAAGCGCGCTACTGGTAAGATTATCAAGGTTTCTGATGCGGGATGGGGTTTCATCTCGTCAAAAGAAATCAAGTTCACACGAATCTTTTTCCATTGGACTTCACTAAAACAGGATACTCTCCGATTCCCGGATTTGAAAAACGGGATGAAAGTAGAATTTACTCCTGTTGAAGTAGAAGGAAAGGGTTGGCGCGCGATTAAGATTCGTGTAGTCAGCGAGGATATTAAACCAGCAGCTTAAGTTTATTAGTCGGGATGGTCTCGAATATATTGAATAAGAGACTATGAAACCATTGATGTTTCGCCACAGCAATGGACATAACTTGCCCGTCATCCCGGCTAATAATATTGTATTGAGATGACCTTTCTTGAAAAGTATTACCAAGTTAAAACTTGGCATGATAGGGCTATCATCATGGAAATTTATCATCTCGCCATGATGACAAAAGAGAAGAAATGGACTATCGGAAATACTGCCAAATATTTTCGATGCTCAAACGGACTCGTATCCGAAAATCTCAAACTCGCCCGCGCAATCCACAGCAATCCCACCATCATTAAAGTCGAATCCCGAGATAAAGCGTTAAAGGAGTTAAACTAATGTGGGATATATCTAAAGGTATACTTTCCTATTATTGGTGTAAAAAAAATGTTGGAATAAATGGAGAGGGGTTGGACTTGAGAAATGCCCCAAATGTGGAAATAAATTAACTAATGTAACTAGAGAAGTGGTGTTCCTAAGTCGCAAACATTTCTATGAATTTAAAGAGGCTATGTGATGGCAGTGATGTGGCGTCCGCAAGATATCTCTGTTTATCAAAATTGGGTCAAGGCTATTTTAGATGAAGCCTCGGACTCACTAAACGATTGGGAATCCGACTTTATTGACTCTATTCAGAACAGACTAGACCAGAATCGAAATTTGACTCAGAGTCAAGCTGAGAAATTAGAGTCAATCTATGCCACGAAAACATCCTGATGTTGAGTGTTCAGAGATATCAGATAATGAAACTTGGAACAATTGTCCAGTATGTGGTAAAAACTGGAAATCTGTTCCTCCCATACAAGGAATATTACACCGAACTAGAATTTGCCAATCCTGCTGTGATATTTACTTAGATGAGCAGACTCTTGACTAATTCACAACAAATAGTAGCAGTTCTAACAACAACTGATATAAAAACTACTAGAGCTTGGCTCGGAAATACTAATGGACGACGTGTTGAGAAAGACCAATATTATATTAATGGGATTACTTATCAAATAGTCACTGAGCCCTCGCAATTACTGGATATAGAAATTAAAGCCTATGTAACACTCGGACCTTGGAATAGTAAGATGCAGGAAATGGTTGATGAGGCGAAAACGAGAATCAGATGAACGAACCTAAATATATTCCTGGCTTTGGTCCATTAGGGGCTAAAATCATGATTGTGAAAGAATGCCCGACCGATAAGGATTTGCAAGCTGGTAAATTCCTATTAGGTCGTGAAACTGAAATTTTGCTGAAAGAGGCTGGTATCCATGCTCAGAACTGTTGGATATCAGCCGTCAGCAAATATCAAGTGCCACTTAATATTGGAAAGAAGAAAATTCCTTTCCATGTGAGAGCAAAAAATGCCAATATCGACCCTGACCAGCAAGTCTCAGACTTACAGAATGAAGTTAATTCGATACAACCCAACCTTATCTTGGGATTGGGTAGAACTAGTTTGTGGGCATTCCACGGACGACAAGAAATCGATAAGTTCCGTGGCTCAATACTTATGGGTATGGGACGGAAATTCATACCAACTTATAACCCTGAACATCTTAATTGGGGAGTCCCAAGTCCAGAATTCATAGGATATTGGAATCGTCAGATTATTGCATTTGATTTCCGTCGGGCAGCAAAACAAGCTCAATTTCCTGAAATAAATCGTCCTTCCAGAAACCTCGAAATTTGCCAGAACAGTTATCAGCTAATTCAATTCCTCAATAGATATAAAGATAAGAGACGCATGGCCGTGGACATTGAGGCCGGTGGTTCTTACCTTCCTATCTGTATGGGCTTAGCTTTCACTAAGCATCATGGAATGACAGTTCCTCTCTGGAATGAGGACGGGATATCAACTATCCCCACTGCTGATTTAATTCAGATGTGGTTAATCCTCGCGCAAGTTCTATGGGAGAAGGACATTGTTGGACAAAATTTCAACTACGACCGTGATAAGATTAAACGTCTCGGATTCATCATCCGAAAACTTATCTCGGATGTTATGCTCAAAGCACATGCGATTAATCCAGAACTGCCTAAGGGGCTTGCCTTCAATACATCGATTTACACTGAAGAACCATACTACAAAGATGAGGGCATGTACCGAGGACCATTGCGTGATTTATTCCTTGGATGCGCCCGAGATAGTTGTATTACTATCGAGATAGATGAAGCTATGGACCCTGACTTAGATGAAATTGGTCAGCGTCCATTCTTCGAGAATTTCCTAATGGAATTACCAGACCTATATTGGTCTATTGAACAACAAGGATTTATGGTTAGCGCGTCCGCGAGGGATGAGCTAATGCGTAAGTATATTGAATGGGACGAAAGGTTAAGATATGAGTTATTTCACCTCTGTGAAGCTCCGATTAATGTCAATAGTCCTAAACAAGTGGCACTCCTATTGTTTGAAAACTTTAAACTCCCTCGCAAATCAGGAACAGGAGAAGAAGAGATTACTGAGTTACTTAATAGTCCAACTGCTATTAAAAAACCCGAGCACAGACGTGTATGTGAACTCATATTGGAAGACAGACGGGTTCGGAAATCAATCTCAACATATCTCATGGCGTTACCTGACTATGATGGTAGAATGCGAACAACATACTTTCCGTGTCTTGATACTGGTAGAAGCTCAACAGGACAACAAGATGAGCCTATCAGACCACCAGTAGATGTAATAGATGAAAATGGAAAAAAGAAAGAAAAAGCTTTAGGTATTGCGTTTCAAACCATGACGAAACATGGAGACATTGGTGCAGATATACGTAGTATGTATGTCCCCGATGATTTCCATTATGAGTGGGTTGGACATCATTATAAGCGAATCCTTGAGGATGAGCTTTTTGTTCAAGCAGACTCATCACAAGCTGAGGCCAGAGTAGTATGGTTACTCGCTGATGATGAAGAAGCATTAAGATTGGTGGATGAAATTGATTATCATGCTCTTACTGCTTCTTGGTTTTTCGGGGGTACTGAACGGGATTATTCTAAGAAAGTATTGGGATATGAAAGCCCGATTAGATTTGCTGGAAAAACTTTACGACACGCTGGGCATCTCGGTGCCGGGAAGCGCCGTGCCTCTATTTCTGTTAATACAGATGCACGGAAATACAAGATTCCCATTCAAATTAGCGAACAAGTTGCAGAACAAGCACTTAAAATCTTCCACCAAAAGCAACCTAGAATCCAACAAGTCTTCCAACAGGGAATAGTGGAAGTTCTTAAAAAGACAAGGACATTACATGCCCCAGTCCCTTACGCAATTGCTGCAAGAGTTGGAGGCCGCAGGACATTTTTTGAACGATGGGGAGAAGAATTATTTAGACAGGCTTTTAGTTATATTCCCCAACGTGCAGTATCAGATAATACCAAAGCTGCCGGACTCCGAATTAGAGCAAGAATACCCGATATTAAAATTGTCATGGAATCCCATGATGCTTTACTCTTCTCCATTCCTATTTCGAGAGTTAGAGCTCATGCGACAATTATTAAAGAAGAATTCGAACGACCAATCGATTTTAGTCATTGTTCACTCCCCCGTAGAGAGTTGGTTATACCTTGTGAGGTTGAGACAGGAACCAATTACAAAGATTTCAAGAAGTTCAAAGACTTCCCCATCATAGCGGCACCAAGAGTGACGCTTGAGACTAGGCCAAAAACTATTACTGATAGGTTTTCAGTAATCACACTACCGCCGGATACCAAATTGGATAGAGATATTTATGAGTGGAACGAAAGACGAAAGTTCGAAGTCGATTAAAAGATTTCAACTAACTTTCACTCTACTAACTGCTGATGGTAAATCCATCAATATTTTCGAGAAACTTGAAAGTCATTCAATGATTGAATTACTCTCAAGATTCAATTTACTAGTTGCTCGTGCAATGAATCAATTAATGGAAGAGGCAATAGAGGAAATGAAAAGGGCGTGGAATGATGACATCCCATTCTAGTGCTTTCAATATTAAGCCCCGCAAACTATGGTGCCCAACTTGTAAAACTACTGTTATCAGTACTGTTCCGGCCGGAGCATGTAACAAGTGTGGCGATAAGCTAATCACAGTTATCAGGGATGAACTGGTTACAGGACTTAACAAATCAACACGATGAATTGGAGAGTCCTAAGAGTTTCTGGTATTGGGGAGCAATAGCCGCGATTAGCGCAGTAGTTAAGGACCAAATATGGCTTAACAGACAAATTTACAATCTGTATCCCAACATCTACGTCATGCTACACGCGGAGTCGGGTCTGAAAAAGGGTCCGCCTATTAGCATGGCAAGACAATTGGTTAAGCCGGTTAATAACACGCGCATCATCGGTGGTCGGTCTTCGATACAAGGAATTTTAAAGGATTTAGGAACTGCATATACACAACCCGGTGGAAAGGTTCAAGGTAAGTCGGTTGCGTTTATTTGTAGTTCTGAGCTTTCATCTTCTATTGTAGAAGATAAAGTTGCTACTAAGATTTTGACTGACCTATATGATAGACAGTATAATATAGGGGAGTGGCGAAGCCTGCTCAAAATGGAAACATTTGAGTTAAAAGACCCAACCATAACTATGTTTACTGCAACTAATGAGGCGATGAGTGAGGATTTCTTTACTCGAAGTGCAATACAGGGAGGCTACTTTGCTAGAACATTTATCGTCTACGAAAAAGAGAACAAGACTGATAATAGCCTTCTATATCCTCTTCGACGCCCTATTAATTATAATTCTTCTGCTGATTATCTCAAAGAATTATCGAAACTTATTGGACCATTTCACCCTCTAGCCGATATTGAGAAAAGTGACGAATATCGATTCAAGAAAGTAATTAGGGGTAGAGATATATGGTTCAATGAAGTTGGAATAGTTTATGAAGATTGGTATGTAAACTTTAAAAATATTATTCGTTCATTAGAACATAAGGATGAAACTGGAACAATGAATCGATTTGGTGACTCAGTTCTAAAAGTTGCCATGTTGGTTAGTCTCGCGCAACAACCTAAACTCGAAATAACTCTTGATGCAATGAATGAGGCTATAGCCGAATGTGAGAAACTATTAGGTAATGTCCGGAAGACTACATTAGGTAAGCAAGGTATTAACCAGGCTGCCACATTGAAAGCAATGATTATTATGGAATTACTTAATCGCGAGAATCATCAAATTGCTCGTATCGTTCTAATGAAGAAGATGTGGTCTCATTATAACGGTGTAGAGGAATTTGACCAAATGATGCTCGCATTCGACCAATCTGGAATGATTAAAACTGAAGTAATGGGAAATCAAGTTATCTACACCATGCCAGAAACCCAAGCAACGGAACTCAAAGAATTTCTGAAGGGAAAAGGACAAAAATGAATAACTACGAAATCACCACTCAGATGGGCACACAACTGGAAAAGACTTTCAAGTATCATGCTCCGAAGGATGACCAGCCTGATAGATATACATTTCTTCGCAATGAAGCGCGAGTCCTCGCGTTTAATATTGTGAAGAACACTCCACCATCGAGAGAGCAGTCACTAGCTATTACTCACTTGGAAGAAGCAATCTTCTACGCGAATGCAGCGATTGCGAGGCATGAATGAGAGGCGTAGTTCGTTCTCTGGTTGCAGATAAAGGGTTTGGTTTCATTAGAGTTCTTGATGGAACTGAATACTTCTTTCACAGAACTTCTTACTTAGGATTCTGGGATGACCTTACTAGAGATGCTCAGAAAGGTCAAGTAGAGGTAGAGTTTGAAGCTACCAAAAGTCCAAAAGGGCCGCGAGCTGAAAACGTCAAGCGGATTAACGAGATTACGGGATAAAGGTAAATTCATCGTAGTCTCTCCTATACCCTGGAAAGATAGGATTAAAGCCTATCATAGAGAGTATAGGAAGAAGGTCTATTGGGCGCGGCGTAAAGCGAGTGTGTGTCCACTATGTAGAGAGCCTAATATTAGTAAGTTTAAATTATGTCTCGACTGTCGGGATAGAGGGGCCGCTACAGCTAAGAAGTATTATGACCAACAAAAAAGACGACGTAATAAAGTTGCCTAATAAAAATGAGAAACTAGGAAGTTGCCCAGACTGCGGAGGCCATATATGGTCTAGCGATGAAAAGTATGGTCTTTACGAATGCATACGATGTCGTGTATGCTATCATCTTGAAGACCTAATTCCCTTTTAGGAGAGTATGAATCAAATCTTCGCACGTAAGGTCACTATTGTGCAGAAGCGAGGTACACTACGATTAGACTATACTCATGTTACAGAATTCAATGTTTACATTGATTCCAAACTAGGCCCAACTCTTAATATTAGAGGCGAAACTGATGATGGATTCTATGGTAGATACATTGCTATCGATAAATATCCTATTAAAGATATCGAACTGACAATTATTGAGTGGTATATTCCTCCAGTATAATGGCTCATGAATTTAGGAAACATGAATATTTATCATTCGCCGATATAGAGCGATGCCCATTTGTATTTGGCACACTCGAATGTGGTGAATGGAATAGACAGAAAGATGCTAGAGATGAAATTACAGCATTAGAGAGATATGCAAAATCTTTAATCTGTGACCATCTAATAGTAAAACTAGAGAGCGAAACTGGAATGTATCAAATGTGTATGGAATGTGGTAGAACCGTATGTATCTATCATGATGGAACAAGAATGGGAGATGTGTGGTAATGATTACATTTGACCCGAATGGTGGAGATTTAGGACGTACAACTATTAAGCAAGTTACTCCTCTTGAATTTCAGTTAATTATTCCACATATTGTTGAAATTTTCAAGGGATTAGCTGCACTAGATTTACCATTACCCTTTAAATACGCATTTGAATTCTATTCAGGAAATAAAGAGGATGCACTACTTGTAATTCATGCAACTAAGCTTCCACCATATGTGAAGTTCTATGAAATTGACGGAAGGAAATTATTTGAAATGCGTGGGGCTGCAGGGGGTATTGCAACTTCATTTATTTGCTATTTAATTACTAGTAAAGAACCATAATGCCAATAATAGGACCTCCACCTGAATACGAAGAACCTCAAAAGGAGGAAATTAAAATTGAATCAGTTAGTTCGGAACGCATGGCGCACTTTGAGCGATTTTTTATGGCAAAACCCAAGATATGTGGGTGTGGTCTCACAAATCATGGATGGAATAAACGCTGCTATTGTGGGAGGGTCTGGGATGAAAATATACGTAGCTAGTAAATTTGAGAACTATCCTGATGTTAGAAGAGTATATGCAGACCTAAGACAATTAGGTCATGAAATTACACTCGATTGGACTGAAATGGGTGGGCCTACTCAAGAGGTAGCAGTAGTAGAATGGAATGCTATTGTTTCCTGTGACTTATTTATTGGACTATTCGATAAACCCTTTATTTTCAAGGGTGCATGGGTAGAATTTGGAATTGCATTAGGACACAAGAAAAATTGTATTCTAGTGGGAGAGGAAATACCACAAAGCTGTGTATTTCATCTTCTCCCAATGGTGAAAGTAGTTCCTTCTATCCAACATCTTTACTTTGAACTAGGTGCTAAGGCTTAGCCATACGCTCATTAAGCATTCTTTCAGAATCTTCAACAAAGGGAATATTTAAATCACTCATATAATTATGGAAGGGGTCTTTAATTCCATTAGGTCCAATTTTCTCTGATGGAAATGCTCCAGTTTGAGGAATAGGATTATCGTAATCAACAGTATATGTGCCACCACTAGTTTTATAGGTGACTTTGCCCTTACGAGGTGGAGCATTTTTAACGGAAGAACCTTGTTCAGCCCATTGAAATGCTCTTTCTTGTGCGTCAGTTAATGGGTGTCCCTGAGTAGCTTCTAATGCTGTTCGGGGGTCTCTCATTGGAGATTTTCCAAGATTAATTGACCTACTAACATCAGGTGCTCCAGATTCTACTACTTCTGGTGTTACTGGTTTTGACTTAGTAAATACATAGTGACCATCTTCAGTCACACTTTCGTATTTAAATCCTTTTTTCATTAGATTATTAATCATTGGAGCACTAGTTTGTTCTTTATCAAGAATTAGTTTACTACCATGCACAATAGGAGATGATTCCGGTGAAGCATTCTGGGGAAGTTGCTTTGGAATCTTACCGGGTGGTAATGATTTCGATTCCATAATATCAGGTTCAGTATTTGGTCCTTTAGGACTATTTGGAATAGGTTCATTAGGATTACCAACCCTACCAAACCTAGTTTTAGCTGGACCAACTTCACCAGCATTAGAATGTCTAAATACTCCTTCAGTAAAAGCCTCACCCCTGTCATTAACCCCACCACCAGGAACAACATTACCTTCTACTTCAGGAACATTTTTAAAGACAGTAGAACTCATTGGATTTCGCTTAGTTGAACCTAGAGCACTATTAGCGAAATCCTCAACAGCTTGAGGAACTACCCACGGTTGAATTCTACGTGGAAGCTTACTCAAATAGGCTTTAGTTGCCATTTTAGCTGTATCAATTGGATGCATAGCAGCTTCGGCAATTCCAGGAGTAATAGCAGCAATTCCAGTCTCTAATCCAATATTCTTTGCTTTATCCATTGGACTGGAATTCTCCAATCCTAACATTTGGGTAGTAATATCTCTAAGTCCTCGCCCGACACCTGCACCTAATGCTCCACCTGCAATAGTGCCAGTTCCGAAAGTCTCAGGAGTGGCTAAAGCTCCACCACCCATAGCACCAATTGCAGGAACAGTATCTAATGCTGCCCTACTAAAAGCAGCAGCAGTAGGATGACCCTTCCAGAATTCGGGGTCTACAATTGACTGTGAACGACGCTGTAATCTGCTCTGTTCTTTAGCGGCAGCAGCATCGCCAGCCATAGGATTTTCGATTTGAGAACGTAGCTCAGGTCTACGCTCGAAAATTTTATTCATTAACTGAATATCAGGAACGTCTTCCAATTCCGGAACTTCAGCTCTGATTTTCGCGAGGAAATCTTTCTGTGACATTAATTTATCAGGCATTACTGTTTCCTCGGAAAGAGCTTATCTAGCACAGCATCTACTTTATCATTAGTTGGAGCAATTGGACCTTTTGCGTAGTCTTTAAGTTTTGATTCAACGGCATTTAGACGACCATTGAACATAGATAGTGAACCTTCTGCTGAGAGAAGATTCTTTAGATAATTAATCATCTGAATAGAACCACCACCCCTAGCACCACCATGCACTCTACCAACGCCTGATGCCATTAAACCAAGCGCGGTGGTAAATTCACCGACTAATGCGTCATTATTAAGCTGTGGGTCACTAGTAAGGTCATTAGCTAACTTTTCAAAATTCTGAGCCACCTCATCAGGACTTCCAGTAGTACCAACTTTAGCAGCTAGTTCTCGAACTCGACTCATAACTGGACCAAACATACCTGCTTTATCCAATTGTTGAGCCATATTACGTAATTGAGGAACACTAGGAAGCATCATCCTAGCGCCTTCCATCATAGTCTTAGTCTGATTAGTAATTTGGTCAGCTTTAGTGCCTGGTGCTGTTTTACCAGGTAATGAAGTATTCTGACCTTGAAATTTAACTGGTCTAACTTCACCAGTTACTTTATGAACTTGAACAGCAATAGATTGACCCGGATTATTGGGGTCAGCAATATTAACAGGGTCTGACCATGCTCTTTCCTCGACCCTCTTATTTAGATTCTTATCTTTCTCACCTTCAACTTGTAATTGTCCTTCAGTTCGTTTACCAATTGCTTCAATTTGTTTTTTACCTTGTAGATTAATTTTCTCTTCATCAGTTAGTTTACCAGTTTCCATTCCACTATCATAAATAGTTCCATCGGGCCTTGTTACCATAACAGTAGGTCCACGGAAATCGAATTTAGCACCATTATTCTTAGCTTCATATAACGCGGTCCTTTTGACCGCGTTGAGAGCCTTATCAGTTTCGGCTCTATTCTTCAATTCATTAGATACAGTCTGAGTTGCAATCTGACGTTCAGTTTGATTATTATAACGCTCAATATTTGCAGCAGTTTCGATGGGCTTAACTTTATTCATCCAGTTAGCTACATCTTCACGGAACTTATTCTTACCAGTTATTTCATCTTGTGCAAACTGCCCTGCACCATAATCAGGAGCACCACCCCAATTACCCTGTCCTCGCGTTAGACCGGCAACTGTAGCTAATCCTCCTGCAATTCTACCTAGAATTTCACGTCCCCTACTAGGTTCGGCCATTGTAGGATAACTTTCAATCATTTTAGATAGTCTATCACCCATCACATTAGATGGATGGAACAGTTCCCGCATTCTAGCAGCAGGGTCATAAGTATCAGGACCGGCAGCAGGTCTTGAACTAATAGTAGGAGTATCAGGAGTATCAGAAGCGTCAGGAGGAGCCTGAAATTGTGGTGGAATGGTTCCGGTATCAGCCGTACCCATATTACCACCAAAAATATTCTGAAGCCTAAGCATTTGTAGGAGGTCCATTATGCAAAGTCTCCAGCAGCACCACCATAACTACCACTGGAATCGCCACCTCCACCAAATCCCCCCATGAATGGAGCGGCAAATAGTGAAGCACCACCAGTAAATGGCGCTAATGCATATGGAGCAACAGCACCAGCTACACCTAGTGCAGTTTGCCACCACGGCTTACTACCAGACTGCTGATTTAGTGAACCACGCTGGGCATTAAGTAGTCCAAGATTATAATTCTGTTCTTGACCTTGAGCATTAAGTGCTTGATTACCAAATAGAGCAGCTTGTGCAGGAGTAGTTCCATATAGACTGGACATACCTTGTAGAGCGCCCAATCTATTACGGAAAGCATCTTGGCCTGACTGATAACCCATCATCTGGGTTCTCATATCAGCTTCCTGATTAGCAAGTGCAGCTTGTAATTGGCGTCCGGCTTCCGATGAAGCCAAACCACCCATAGTAGAACCAATACCAGTCTCACCAGCAAGACCAGCAAGTTTACCTTGCCGAATTGCATCAGCCAAACCAGCATTAACATTAGTTTCAGCATCTGCAAGCTGTCCGGGTAGTTGTCGCTGCATTTTACTTGCAGCAGCAATATAGTTAGCAGCACCACCGCCTAGTGTATTAGCACGGCTTAAATCCTGCTGTGCATTAGCATACGCAGCACGAATAGGACTTGTGCCACGCGCTCGAAGTTCCTGAATATCAGTAGGTGAGTAACCACCTGTAGAAGCAAATTCCTGATATCCCGGTAGTGCTCCCTTTAATGTGCCATAAGCTTCATTAAGTTCACCGGGACGCGAGGCACCTACACTTTGAAAAGTAAAGTTTCTTGCGCTAGGTGCGCTACCATACAAATCAGTATAGCCACCCATGATATTGCTATAGGCAGGGTCATTTAATGCATTACCATAGGCAGTAGTAGCGCCAGTCTGAATGGGACTAGGCCCAGTCGGGTATAGTGAACCTGCTTTATTGTAGATATCAGTCTGACGACCTGATTCTCGGTTTCCACTACCCATCTTATATGTCCAAAACTAAAGCTGCACCTTTGATTGAGGTAAATCCTCGCATTCTGAGATGACGTTCGTAATGGTAGTTCTGGACAAATGCGTGCAAGTGTTTTTGGTCAAACCTTTTACAAATGTATTTAGAAACGTTGAGTGCCTCTACTAATGCTCGACCCACAGTAGTTCGGGGAGCATCAATATCTGTTACGATAATAGCTTCAGCCATTGCTCTTACACCACCACCAATAATAATTCGGTCATTATCATCAGTTATAGTAAAGGCACACATGAAGCCATTAAGAAAGTCAGGAAAAGAGAATTGGTCCTCGAAGAATTGCTCATGCAATTCCTTCAAGTGAACCACATCTTCAGGTCTCAGTTCTCTTGTTTTCATCCTTTTTCTCTAGAAATAATTTAAGGCCATTAAGTGCTAGAATTGCACCCTGACAGAAATTAGCTTCAGCCAGAGCCTTATCACGTTGATTTTCGAGACCTAGAATTCGATTATCAAGTTCTTCAAGTGTAATTTCCATTTTATCCTACGAAATTGCTGTTATGAGTCCATTCTTTACAGTAATTGAAACTACAGCAGCCGGTCCAAAAGCTGCAACACCAGCAGTTCCCTGAGCTGAGAATTTGGCGTCTACAGTTCCATATGCTGATTGCGCTAAATTGGCTACGACCATCGTATCTACACCAGCTTGAATACCAAATCCTTGTGTTAAAGCAGCATTTGATACTTCAAGAAATGCATTAGCTGATGAACGAATGGCAGTTCGACCATTCCAATATAGCTTATTAGCAGCCTCTAATCTATATTGCAATGCTTGAACTTCGCCAAATGCAGATTGGGCATGGTTAGCCACAATCATTACATCATTAGTTCCAGATTGTAATCCAAATCCAGTTGTTGAATTATTTGATTCAATAGTAATTTGATTATTTCCAGGTGAGAATAATTTACTACGAGTTGAATTAAATCTAATCTTGCTATCCTCAGTTAATGCAATACCTTCAGCAATTACACCAGCTTTAGTTGTATAGAATCTTAGTTCACCAGTTGGATTAACTGCTGCACTAGCCGTTAGAAATCCATGAATTGCAGCAACTCGTTTTTCAGCAGATGGAGTTCCAAAAGTTCCAAAATCAATATAACCAATATCATTACCATTAGTAATAGAATTACTAGCAGCTTGAAATCCTCCTGATTGTGTATTATGTATAGCCGAAACAAATACACCACCCGAACCTAGTGAAGCTACAGTTGGAGCAATACCACCAGCAGCAACTGCCAAAACTCCAGTAGCAAATAGTGACATTTGATTGGGAGTAGCTGGATTGCCATTAGTAAACCACTTAAATGGTTCAGCATTACCTGCATTATTCCTAGTACCGTAAAAAAGTAGTTGTTGTCCAGCTAATTCTCCACCTGCAAGAATGGGAACTTTAAGAGCATTGTTAGTTAAATCATAAGTAAAAGTAGGATTATCTTCTGTTATATTTCCAGAAGCATCAGCAAATAAAACTGAACCGGGAGTTAGTCCACCAATTGAAATTGCTTGCGTAATTCGATTAATAGTAGTATCACTCTGACTAGAGGAATCAATTAATTGTGAAATTACTTGAAAAAGTGCAGCATTTTGCTGCTGTAATCCAGATGCAGCTAACTGACTTTTTAATCTTGAAAGGTCGCTCATGCTGGATACTCCGCAGCAACAGGTTTAGCAAAAAGGATGATTCGACGAATTTCCATAATTTCATTTATTTGTAAAGTTTCTCCTCGCAATCTAATGCGCTGAGATTGAAAATCGGCAAGTCGTAATGGTTCAATATTAGTTGAAGCTACCATTGGAACATCAACTAAAACTTGAGTCTTAATATCATCAAGACTCTTGAGAGTTAAGTGGAGATTTCCAGCACCAACTACACGAAATCGAACACCAACTACATGATGTTCAAATTCTCCACCACCGTCTGATTTAGCCACCTATATACCCCGTTTCAAAGAAGGGATTAGGGATTGCGTGGTCCTGACTAGTTGTAGCTGGTTGTCTATCATATAGTGTATCGGCAGTTTTTCCATCAATTAAAGTATAAATTCCACTAATGTCACGAAGAAGCGAAAGCTTCAGAGTGGCACCATCTTCTCCTAATTGAACACCACCCTCACCAATAATTGCAATATCAGCAGGGTCAGGAACGGGAACATTCCACGGTCCTATTGCTGGAACGCAACCGGGAGGATAGAATATTCCATTATTCATTCCAGCAGTATCACCCCAAATTACAAATACTTCATAAGTTACTAAGTTGGCATTTAAAGTAGTTCCAACGGTAATTTGGTCCTTCGCACATGCCGTAATTCCAGTTGTTGTGTTCGATAGCGTACCAACTTGGCAACTATTGGACCCGGCGTGCGAGGGGTCTCGCATAATTGCTGGAGCATTATGCGGCTGCACCAATACAAATAGCGGAAATCTTCCGGATATAGGCGTAAGATTAATAGCGCGAGTTCCCCCAGCACCATTACCCACATAAGAACCAATCGTAAGCATTTGATAGCCGCAGAAGCCATCGAACATTCTCCACAATGAATAGTTAACTTGACCTGGAGTAGCGTAACTTGTTGTATTTCCAGTCTGTAATTGCCCCTTAGAAAATGCTCCCCATGAAGCAATAGCAGTTCCATCCATACCAGTGCCAGAACCAGCAGTATTACCTGGTCCTGCACATGATAGCCCTAGAACTGATGATGCAATTCCTACTTTATCTAGTTGAATGAATCCAAATTGTGGAGTATAGTTACCGTCAAGTAAACTAATAGGCCAACTAATACCAGTTGGGAGATTATAAGCTCCACAAATATTAAATCTCATTGACGGGTCACAGAATACAATATACTGATAAGTAACACCAACCGCATTACATTCTGGGTCAGTGCCAGTTACCATGAACTTAGCTTGGCCTGTAGAATCTACCCAAGAACGGCAGATATATGATGGAACAACATGGTCTGTAACTCCACCATGTCCACCAAGTCCAGAACCAAACCATTTAACACCTAATGAAGCACCACTTAATCCTCTAATCCAAATGAAATGTGCAGGAGCAGGAAGATTAACAGTTAAATCAGTTCCATTTCCTACATAAGTTCCACCAATTGCAAAAACTGGTGCTGTAGGGGGTGGAATAAATGCTCCACCTAATGCCCAAGGAGTATTAGGATAATAAGCATTATGAATAAGTTGAGCAGCTTCCTCAAAAGTTCCAGTTCCATCATCGCAAGCATTCCAATAACCTACTTGTTCAACTATTACCGAAAGATTTCGAAGGGTATCAGTATTAGCATCAGCGGATTTATCATGATTAATAGTCATTGGAGTAAATTTCTGAGGAGTTAGAATCCCCGCAGTTAGTGGCGCGAGGACTGAATTAAATTGAGCTACAGAATTCTGGTCAATTACTGTATTTTGGGTCAATCCATTGGCATTAATTCCTAGTTTTCCATCAGTTCCACCAGAATTTGATGAAAATGCAGAAATTATAGCTGAAAGTGAACCTAGAATAAATCCAATATCCTGAGAAGCATCCTCAGGAGGCATATCAACAACAGCAACTAGACTTGCGCCTGATGTAGTTGATGTAGAATTAGCATTAGTAGCTTGATTGGGGTCATGACCCTGATTAGTTTGTCCTACAGTAGAAGTCCAACCTGCTCCAGATACAGATAGATTCTTAAAGGAACGAACATGCGTTCCATAGAATGAATCATATCTTGCACCTACAGCAGAATCATTAATATTGACCCAATCATCCACATCAACTATCATTGTGGAATCGGAACCTGATAGTCTACCTAATTGTGAACTAGAATGAGTCTGAACTGCCATAGAAACTGACAGTCCATTACAACGTTGAACAAAGTCTACATAAGCCAAATATGGAACTTGGCCTGGTGAGCTTGCGTAACTAAATAGTAAATCAATTACATGGAATACACCTACACTTGCAGCAAATGTAGCTAGTGTAACTAGAGTTCCGGCTGCATTGGATTGCGAGAATATAAATTCTCCAGCAGTTCCAATGGATAGAACAAATCCGATATTAGGACTGATACTTCCCTGACTTCGCCAAATAATACTAGGCGTTGACGGGAAACCTCGCACCCTAACATATAATCTTTCACGAGCAAACTGGGGATTAGCTATTCCATAATCAGAATAGCTTCTCAACCATGCTCCGGTCGATTGAGTTCCAACTATTGGAATACCTAGTCCATCAACAGTTCGTGAACTTGCTCTACTTCCAGTCTGGAAATTAATACTTCCACCACCCTCACCTTGGGCAGCAATTTCCATACCACCGAGCCAACGTCTAGTATTTAGAGTATTAGTTTCAGTTACTGGATTTAGATAAACAATATGACAATACCAAATAAATTCAGCAACAGTTCCCACAAAAATAGGAGGATTTCCAGTAACATCAGGAACTAATGTAGAATCCTGAGTTGGGTCCATATTAATCCCACTTGCAACGGGATTAAAGATTTGAGTTCCCGGTGATTGAAGAGAATAGAAATTTGAAAATATTCCTTTTACTCCATCAGTCCATGAATTAATGGGAGGATAAGTTCCATGAGCAGTTACAGGATACGTGATACCTAGAAAAGAACACGCATCAACTGGATTAATAAAAAAAGTAGTCCCACCACCAATAAGGCGAGCAATAGCATACTCACCAATATCAGTGAACCAAATCGTATATCCGACATAGATTGGATATGACATTAGTTAAAACTCTGTGCATCAAATCGAGGCAATAAACCTACTATTGACCCCGCGATTGGACTAAATGGAACATTGGCTGCTGGAAATCGTTCAGCCCAAATTAGTTTTCCATCTGAGTTCCTAGTAACATAGTAACCGTAAATAGTGCCTGGAGTGTTAATAGGTCCAGTGAAGTTCCATTGTTGCACAGCGTTATACTGAGCTTCCGTTGGGTCGCCATCCGTGATGACCCAGTTTGCAAAGGTAAGTGGTTTGTTTGCATATCCACCACCCGCAATCTCAGTAAAATCAGAAGCTTGACTGTTAGCATTTGGCGTAACGTTATTCCCATAAATACGTAGGGTTAACGCAGGCGTAAGTACTGAGACTATAACCTCGTGCTCGATTGCATTTGGAACTACAAATCCCATGTTTACACCTGGTCACACCCAAGCAAAAGCTCGGAGACATTTATGAGTGCAATTGTGTTAACCAACACATCGAATGACCAAGGACTCCAGCGAATACTTTTTGGATCAAACCCATTCTTATAATCTGCAAAAATCATTTTACGGTCAGTTGTAATAATATAAGCTAGTGAATTGACTGAATCATTTAGAATTTGAACGTGTCTAAATGATTGCTTAAAGTCTTGTTGAATCCAACGATTCTGAATTTTATAACTAAGTTCAGGAAGAATATATCTTCCATTAAATAGGGCTACTCCTTTGTAAGTAGTAATGAGTAGATAATCAATATTAGAAGAACCAGTGTCAACAACAGTCCCAATACCGTGGACTCCACAACCCATTGCAGAATCAACGCCACTATAAGGCCAATTAGTAGGAGTATCCCCGTTATCCACATAAGCAACGGTTTTATTTCTCTTTGTGAGATATAGGACGTCCCTAAGCTCAGCTCCATTAGTAAGAGGATTACCGTCAATAGGAACACTGATTAGTCCATCTATTTGAGAAACAGCTTCAGGTTCACCAACAGCACTCACACGCGCAACTGAAATGTTGTCATATTCTCCCATACTCACTAGTCGATCATGATATGTGCATAAAGCACAACCGGCCGGAATAGTATCAAAATTATCTGATAAATGTGTTGCATCTTTAAGTAAGTCAGAATCGAAGAAAGAAATATTGCTAAGAGTTGTAGCTACGTTATTATTAATATCAGCATTAGGTATGAAAAACATATCATACCCTTGTAGATTACCAGCGTAGTTTTGAATCACTTTTGAAGCTACAATGTGACGTTTAACCCATTGTGAACCTACAAATGTGGGAATAGTGCTAAAATTTACAGAAAGATTAGCAGAAGTGACAAAGGAAGCAAAAGCAACAGGCTTACTGAGATAACCAGTATCAGTTTCACCCACCACGGCGAATACGTGAGTACCAGCATCAGTATTTCCGGCAGCGCCATTAGCAATAGTAATAGTTCCACTAGGCGCGGCTCCAGCCGCTTTACGGGCATTGGAACCATCGCCTTTATATACATAAATAGATTCATTTTGAAGTCCTCTTTCAATATTTAAATCTCCTCGTACTTCAGTTGAAAAAGGACTAATGAATGCCCTTCCATTCATCTGAATAAATGCGAAATCTGTCATTGCTCCAATAGTTAAGATGGGTCCATATACCACCGTAGAACTAATTACGTGATATATAGACCCACCCGCAGTAAGAACTAAAAGGGTATTTCCTTGGTCAGTGGAATAGTTATACATACGAAGAATTTGGCCCAATGGTGCAGCCACATTCTGATGTAGTCCTATTCCATTTCGAGTAGAAAAACCCGAGGGGCCAGCGAACTTTAAGTTATTACAATCAGAGAAATGGTCTAATGGCGTGGATTCGATGTCTCCACGGTCATACAAACCATTAAACTTATCTATAGTAACTGGTTCGTGGTCCCTAAGCGACATTACACACCAGCCATGTGGCCGTAAAGCTCAATTGAAATCTTACCAGCAGTTAGTGCTGCAACTGCAATGGTAACAGAGAGTTTACTATCAACAGCCACCTGAACGGCTGATGCAGCAGTCCAAACAGGAATTAAAGCAATAATAGAACCGGCTGAATAGGTTGCAAAACCTGTAGCAGCCTTTAATGCAGCAGATTGAGCACCTGTGCCAAATCCAATAGCCACAGTTGCACCACCACCACCATTTAGTGAAACTGGAACATCGAGTAGTCCACCATAAATAATCATTCCAGCAGGAATGACAATAGAATTAAAAATTTGGATAGTGCCAATTCCACCACCATCTATTGAAAAGTCATAAGTAGCTTTAATATTCTGGGCACCACCCGCACCCACTTGATCATTAGCATTCATCGGTCCTTGGCCTTCTACAAGCTGTCGGACCATAGCTTTTAAATTACCACGAAGAAATCCAAACGAACCCTGACCTTTGTTATAAGCCATGCTAATCCCTCTGAAAACAGCACTTCATGCTGTTATAGCTATGTCACCCAGCCCCTTCGTTTATAGGCAGCCCGGAATGGACGCCTACGGGTTTGAATTCTTTGCTTACTCTTGGACCCAATTCCGGTAACTCTATCGAGTCCGAGATTAGCATAGGCATTAAGAGAATTTGCTGAAGTTTGATTTCTCTCAACAAATTCGGCCATTAAGCCAGCAGTTCTATATTCAAGGAAAGTAGCAGCATTCATAACATTAATAGGAGAATTCTCATTTACAACAGGAGTAAAGATTTGAGACATATAATCAATTTTAATATCATTACTACCATTTGCAGGTAGAAATTCAATTTTCTGATTATTCCAAGTCCAATAAACTAGATAATTAGTAGGAGTACCTTCCAAATCATGTGGAAGAAAATCCTTTTTAGTCATTGGAATATATTCCGTTTGGCCAGCTATACTCTCCCAAAGTTCTAGCGGCTCAATTAAATCACTGGGGAGTGTGGGCACACCACCACCATTGAAAATAATTTGAGTTTGACCAGCCGGAACATTAATTACAGCAGTTACTTTTTGAGTCACAGAAAGGTTATGAAGTTCAAACCACTCCTGTAATTCTTGTAATGCCATATTCACATAAGGAACTTGCTTAGAATAAGTGTAGACAGTTTTAGCTGCATCGTTCATTAGAACAGCAGCTTGGTCCATTACGGTGCCAGCCAAAAGGTCTACTGTAGCCATGTTTTAAGATGCGAACTTAATACCTAGTTTGGTCGCCTTTTCAGGGTCATCAATCGCCTTACAAGTCGGACAAACTGGGTAATCTGGGTTTTTGAGAGTTCCACAAGCCTTACAACGGACCATTCCGACTGCTTGGAAGTTACTCATCCAGTCTTTCTTTTCACTTACAGCTAGTTCTTTTGCAGCTAGCCGCATATCATCAGTAATAACTAGAGGATTACCACGCGAACGTGCCCAAAGTGAATCACCTAGTTTAAGAAGTTCTGCATACCAAGCTTTTTGCTTGACATCAGCTTCTACTAATGCTTTTTTATATTTTTCCATGATTTCAGAAACAGTTAGCTCTCCAGGAACATAAAACAATCCCGGCATAGCACTAGACATATTACATCCAACAATTCCATTCATCCAATCTTTAACGAAAGATTCGGCGATAAGAATTGAAGAAACAGGAATTTCAAGTAGTGGCTGGTCTTCGTCAATTTCTCTCCACCATGACGAAGGACCAACAATCATAGTTGCAGGTGAAGTAAGTTTACCTGCTTCAATAACCCAACGTGAAGGAGTAAGAGTAGGTTTATGTTCATCGATAGCGCGAGGATAAATGCTCACTACTGTGGATTTATCCAATGGATTCACAGGCGCTCGAATAGCGCGCTTGCGAAAGATTTCACCAACTACAGCAGCAGTGCCAGCCATTATTTACTCCTCGTTAAGAAAATCTAATGTAGAAGTATTGGTTCGCTCTTTTTTATTCCAGCGATACTGCCAATACCACGTTCTGATACGACGACGTAGTTCTTTTAATTGATGCATGAATCCAGAAGGAAGTTCCAAATACTGAAGTGTAATCATTTCTTCTCCTCTGTTAGAATCTTACTAGTAGTAAAACCAACGGCCTCACCTGTTACAGTGCGACCCATTAACATTGATTCGTCACCAAATAGTTCAAGAACTAGATTATCAATTCTCTCTTTTCGAGATTCTTCAGGATGTAAAGCTTCTTCATCAACATATTTAGCCATGCTTCTCTTACCTTGCGCGGCATAAATACAATCGACTAGAAACTTACAGGCCCGAAATACAGGGTCTATTGGCATCTCAGTCTTGGGATTCAAGAAAGGATGAATAGGCTCGTAGGATTTAGCCTGAGATGGGAGTTCATTCAGATTCTGAATAGGAACTACAACCAATCGTTCTAAAACCCAACAAGGTGGATTAATCCACTGCTTGTATTTCGGTAACAATCGAACTTGAGGATAAGGGAGTTCAAACCCTTCCCTACTATGATTAGTTAGACGATGCTCATATTGGTCTTCCGACCATACTAGTCGCCAAATAGGAGATACTCCGTCATCGGAATCGATGCCGAAATGTTCCTTTAGCTGACGATTAATTTCAGTTATTTCCTGTGGGATATCTCTTGCCATTATAGTTTTGAACCATCTGGTCTACGCGCTCCATTGCCGTAGCCCCAAACTTTAGCATCAGTCCACTTAACATTATCAATCGTGCAAGCTGCACAATATTGACGCATATTAGCCCAATCAGGATTAGGAAATGCATTATCAAACATTAGAATAGCTTGGTCCTCATCGAACCTAAATTTATAATCATTTCCTCTCTGTCCAAATTGCCAGAGAGTATCTACTGCACGAGCTTGCATCTCATCGATGCTCCATTCAGGTTGTCCCTGATAATCAATACCATCTACGTCATTATGCAAGTCATCGTAGAAGCCAAATCTTCCTCGTGGGTCACCATCTTTAAACCAGGCAGTGACATGAGGACTAAAATGCATCCACGAACTTAGTCCAGCATTATGGGCGCGTTGTCCAACATAACGCAGAATATCAAGAGTAGGCTGTCCGGGAATATTCCAAAGATTCCATTCCCATCCAGCATTTAGTTCATCAACTACTTTAGCAGAAATCAATGCATTAATAACTGGGTCGAACATCGCTTTAAATTGCGCGAGGTCCATATCAGCAGGTGCAAAGTATTTTGAGCCTAGCATTACTCTCACATAAGGAACGTAAGTTTTTGCTAGAGCACAAGTATCAACAAATTGTTTAAGAGTTTGTCCATTTCCCGGAGGAGAGTTTGGACCATTATTAACTGGCCCACAAGAATCACCATATGATAGTCGGATATGTGAATAACGATATCCAGTATATTTAGTAAGATATCTCTTCTGGAAATCCCTAGAATAACGGTCTAGGAACCAGCTAAGAATTCTAGTATATTCAGTAGAACTAGCTCCGGGAACCCACGGAGCGTCATCCATTACAACGCCCCATGAATCTGCACGCAAATAATCCCTATGGGGATATTCGGGTGGAATCCACGGCATATCAGTTCTGTAGTTAATAGGAGTGGGAAATGCTGGAAGTGGTCCCCTAGCAATCTCAGGAATGTTGATAGGGGACAGCTTAAAAGGGAGAACAGTTAACGTTACGTCAACTGGTCCATCCTTTGGAAGTCTGAAATATCCCGGTCCTTCTGGTGCTGCATGGGTAGATGCTAGAACTGTGCATCCATTGATATCCCATACACACAAATCACCTTCCGCACCGGCGATTGTATGGTCTGAGAATCCATTACCATCCGTTTGGCGAGGACTCACTAGACCACTGACAGCAGACGCCAATAAATTACTTCTTCCTGACATTGGTGTGCTGCTGGAATCGATTACCGTCAATCGAATTTCCATTATTCTTGCTCCTTAAATTCATACGCAGTTTGAGGTGCAATCTGTGGAGTATTAATTGCACCCGTGCCACCTGTATCGTAGCCGGAATACCACTTGTCGTCTACTTTATTAGGCCAGATAATCATAGTGCCCATATGTCCTACGCAACACTCCATATCTACATAGGATTGAACACCAGCTTCACGGACTCTCTTAAAGAATCCGATATCATCACACCATTCCTCTTTATTCAATTCACCCAATCGAACGTAGGGCTTTTCTAGTTTATCGAATACTGACATTTTAATGAGAACGAAACCGAAGCCCGCAGCTATGATTGGCTTTAGTCTCTGTTTATCATTATCTAGTAAATACATTGGAAATGCTGCACCATCTTCATCAGCAAGGTCAAAAACAAATGCTTGATGAGGATAGGCTCTACTTAGATAAAGTCCAGAGACAATATCTTTATCATGAGAAAGTAATTGAAGCAAAGCTTCAGGCTTATAAGCCATATCGTCATCGATTAGTAGAATATGAGTGCAATTATTCTGTTTAGCAGCTTCGATTAGTAAGTTCCGGCCATGAGCAGGACTTCTATCGTGGCTAAATAGAACGAACGTATCTTCAGGTTTAGTTAGTAGATTATAGTAATCGTAGAAATCAGCCCTACGCGCGTATTCGCCCGTAGTAACACCAATCAAGACCTTATTGTGTACCATATTGTGTCCTCGACCACTACTGGTCCTAGTAGTTCATCTACCGCTTGTTTTACACCCGGCCACGATGGATGACCATAATCATGACCACAAATTAGTCCACCACTTTCTAATAACTCGTAGGCTTTCCTAATATCTTTCAATACCGTTTCGTATCTATGGTCTCCATCAATGAAAACCATATCTACTTCATGTGGTAATGAAAACTGATAGGAAAATTTACGAATTGGAATTACGTGACCAATATCAATATGGTCTTTTAGATTTTGAATGAAATAAGGCATAATAAAAGTAGATATTGGAACTTTTTCACCATCTTCTTCGTAGTATACGCCAGCCCAAGGGTCTACGGCCCAGATTATTCCATCATTATTATCAGCCATTGCTCTAGTAGACCTACCATGTAATGAACCAAATTCAACGATTAGATTATGAGTTCTAGCCTGTGTAGCGAGCCACAATAATTCTCTGTCGGACATCCATCCCCCAATTAGGAGTGCCTTAGAGATATCGTAGCTCGCTACATTCGGCATTTTCTATTTCCTTAAGCTGCCGTGTTGGCAGGATAGTATTTACCTTCAATCGGGTTGTAAATCAGCACAGAAGGAATATTCTGAACGGGAGTCGAAACCCGCTTAATATTCCCTGTGGTGGTATACGCAACTGGCGTAGTAGTAGTGAAAATGAATACCAACATATGCGCCCCAAGTGCAGGAGGCGTAATGGTGGCAATTGCAACAGTTCCACTAATAAACGACAGGAACGTAGTGGGAGCTACAGCAGCAGCCGAAGCAATAGTAACAGGCTGTGGCTGCTGTTCACTCTGGACAGTAGAAAGCTGCTGAAAAGTGAGAGAAAGTGCAGCAGGCATCTTAATCTCCTATTAGTAACCAGTAGGCACGGCCAGGACATCGATATACGCGGTGCCAGCAGGATTAGACACGAATGTCTGCATCCCTACCACCATGTAAAAGATTTCCGCGGTCATGACACCACCGGAAGGTCCACGGAGTTCGAAGATTTTCCTACCATCGGTGGTGTAGAATCCGATGGGAAGAATTTCTCCTCTGCCCCACACTTCGTCAACGACAAAGTCAATACGAGTTTTATCCCAGTTGAAAGACTTCTTAACGGGAACTCCCGCCAAGCGCATATTGTCGCTAAAGTAAAGGTCAAGTGCCTCATCTTTAGCTTCTTTATGGATTTCCATTACAAGCTGGCCTAGTTCTTCATAAGCCTGAACCTGTGCAGGATGCATCCACGCTGCTGGTTTGAAATCATTGTCAATTCCAACCCTATTGCCAATCTTGTTCACACAAAGGCGAGGGAATGGAAGCGACAATGCATTGGAGTTAGCATTGACACGATTGGAACGAATTTCCGGGGTAGATGCACGGCTGAAACCAAGCCATGTTCCAGCACTGGCATTCGAGTGGTGATAAGGCACACCAAACAACGCCGGTAGGGAAGTAGGATTGGATAGACCATTGGTAACAATTTTATCAGTGGCGATAGCACCGGCAATAGACGGTGTAACGTCAATAGACTTATTCTCAACATCCCACTTGGTAATGACGCCACTACCACGGAGCGTTGCGAGAGTAGTGTCGAACACCTGAATAGTCTGGCCGAAGCGCATAAGACGCGCACCGAAACCATCTGTTCCAAGTGTGTAGGTATCGACACCAGCCGTAGTAGACACTGCCGAAATAACACCGATAGTTCCAGTGCCATCCTGCATCATCTGAGAATCTAGCTGGCGGCGAAGTTCGTCAATGGCTGTAGCAGTAAGCCTACGAACACCGTTCGTAATAGCTTTCCGCTCATCATCAGTAGACCACTGAGTGAGTTTGGTGTATTCAATAGCTTCCAACATGAATACACTAGACAACACAGCCTTGTCGAAAGTAGGACCACCACCCCGACCCATGTCTCCGCCATCTGGATTAAAATATCCAAATGACCCACCGGGGCGTAGTTCCAGAGGAACACGCATCTGTCTGTTCGAGATTTTTTCTACGTCACGCTTCTTGATGTTGGCGTAGAATTTATCGTCTCGCTCAAACAGCACTCGAATCTTAGGCAGAACGCGCTCTAGTTCTAGCGCGGCTACCTGTGCTTCAACTACTGCCAAGGTTGACTCCTATGCCCAAACTATTCTGACGCCGTTAATAACGCCGCCAGCGTTTAGGATAAAGTTCGCGGGTGCAGTTTCAAAAGAAATACTAGTAGGGTCCAACTTCGAAAGTGGAATACCAGTATCTCCACCGACACCTTTAAGAGTAATAGCTTGAGCATTGCCAGCAGGAGGAATAATAGTGGCACTTTTAACGGTAAAAGTTCCACCACTAGTGGGAACTGTAATGGTGTTATCGCCAGCCGCTAAACCGTGAGTAGTTATCGCAGCAGGAGAAACAGCATTAGCAGCCGCACTAAACGTATTGTTGGCAGCAATGTCACCAGTGAAGACTATGTTAATCTGACGAGTGGCATTAACAGCCATAAATACATTACACTCCTAATCTTGGTTCAGAAAATCAAGTGTTCTCATGCCTTTCGGAATGTCCTTTGCTTCCTTAATTTTGCCACTGGACTGTTGGGAACGTGGCCTTCCAGCAGGAAGTGGACCCTTCTTCTCAGGCTGTTCCGCTTCTTCAGCGGTGTTAACGCGTCTACCGCTTCCTCTCATAGCATTAATTCTGGCCTGTTTAATGAGTGCAGGCAGCACTGTTTTCGCTTTTGAGAGGTAGGCGCGTAAAATTCTATCTTTGGACTCTGACGAAAATCCTTCTTTAAAAGAAGCTTCCCAGAGTTTATCGTTAAGGCTACTAAATCTAGTATCTTTCGCAATTAGTCTAGTAAGATTTTCAGATACTTCGCGCATGGCAGCATTCCGAACATATTCCGTCATAGTCCCACGAGGGTCAATATGAGATTTAATAGTATTAGTAATCGTGTTATTTACACGAGTATTTAAATCACCCCGAGCACCTTCAAACTGGCGTCGGTTAAATTCCTGTTCTCTTCGAGTCTGTTCCTGTTCCCTACCATTTTCCTCTCGCGTTGTTTCTTTTGAGAGTTTAGATGGTGGTCTCCACTCAGAAGTTCCGAACAGGTATTGGTTCAATGTTTGTGCGGCAGTTTCCAACGCTTCTTTAATTTCAGGCTTAGCCGCATTCCTAGCCTCTTTTAACATTCCAACGATAACATTCTTAGAAATATTACCAATTAGATGATAATAAGCAGGTTGGTCAACCTGATACAATGCTTCCATATAGTTATCAACTACTTTATTAAAAGATTCAGGATTTTCTTCTTTTACTGAAGCAAGAATGGTGGTGATATTACCACCCATAATATCTTTCTCGAAATTATCTAATGTCTCTTTTGCCTGGACAGCTTCCTGTGCTTCGGCGGGAGTGGTAAACATTTCTGTAAATGCCGCATCCCGGAAATACGCCTTTTCCAGATACGGAAAATCTTTAAAGAGTTGTGGATATTTCGCAAGGATTTCTTTTCTACGAACAGGGGTTACAAGTTCAAGCTGTTCTTCAGTAGGTTCCTGTAGTTCTGCTTCCAGTTCTGCTAATTCGTCAACTTCTTCTGATTCACCCTCCGGAGTTTCTTCCTCAGATGTTTCAGTTTCTTCTGGTTTTTCTTCACTAGTTTTTTGGGTAGCTTTCTTTCCACCTTTATTCTCTAAATCTATTACTTCAGGTTCAGTAGGAGTTTCCTCATTTAGAAAATCAAGCATGTCCTCTTTGGACATACTCCTATCTTCTAGTGCAGGTCCACTTCCACCAGCTCCAGTTTCTGTGATAGGTGCAAAAAACTCACTGAATAGTTTGAACATTTCCTTCTCCTGTTATTGGTGCTTCAGGTTGTCTTTCCTTCTCAGTTGCTTTCCGAGGAGGAACATTTCTGGATTTGTCAGGTTTCTGTTGTTGCTGCTGCGCTTGCATTTGTTGCATCTGCTGTTGCTGAATCTGCTGCAAATGCAGTTTTCCATGCAATAGGACGTTACGTCGTCCATCAGGATTATCAATCTTAGCTTGTTGCCCGGCTTCACTTGTAGCCCATTTCTGAACAATTCGGAAATGAACTTGATGGTTATCGTAATCAGGGTCAATTTCTACAGATGGATTTTCCTGTGGTACTGATTGCATCTGCTGCTGAAATTGTGGGTCTAATGCAACGCGAGGATTCAATTGCGCTTGCTGCTGCATTTGCATGAATTGAGGATTAGGTTGTGGAGTTGAATTTAGAAGTTGTTTGATTTCTTCATATTGTAATTCTCTCTGGTCTTCGTCCGGAACATAAAAGTCTGTTAGACCAATAGCCTCACGAACGACAGGTAGATTCTCAGGGTCGCCAAGAATTGCAAGAACTTCTGGATTTTGATTTCCAAGAAGTTGCATTGTAATATCTTTAATTTGGCTCCATGTCATTGGTAGGTTTTCGTTAGCCTCTAACTCAACTCTACCAATTCTACCTTCCATTTCTGCTTTACGAATAAATACATTGATGAAATTTCCATCTTTGGTTCGCTGAACATCACGTTCATCATCTTTAATTTCCTTGATGAACATGGGAATCGTCTTACCAAAGATTTCTTTCCACCAACAACAAAACATCTTCCATGTATTCTGTAGACGCTGTAATGCTTGCGAGCGTGACATGGAGTATTGAGAAGCAGTCTCAGAACCTTCAAGCGCACCACCGAATAGTGATGGTAATGCACCTGAAACGAGTTGGGCTAGATTTTGAATATTAGTTGCAAAGGGCATTACTTCTGGTGATAAAGTCGCCGTTTTCATTTCATAGAATCCATCTCCTATTGATTTCCCTGATTTAGCAGTAGCTTCGTAAACACCACCCGGAGTCGCTTCCAGTTGACGATAAGCATTAAAATCCAGAACTCCGGGGTCTGCAAAAGTTTGACCAATTCCATGCTCAATTGTTTGTAGTGTAAGAGAGATAATATCATTAGTAATTTCTTGAACAGAAACCAGAAGAAGACCCAGGGGGTCATAATGAACATAATCAGATAGAGGATTATTAACAATAGTCCAACAATCATCGAGTGATTCTGGGCAGGCTTCACCATAATCATCATTTACCATGACAACTTTCGCGCCATTCGGAAAATATTTCTTTAATCTCTCAATATTATCTTTATCAGGAAGAATATTAAAACATGCCGGCCGAAGCCACGCATTTCTAATAGTCACAGTATTCATAGGATATTCACCCTGATACTGTGGATTTAGTCTTCCCCACTGTTCATAGGGGTCTTTTGGTCCAGTGGATGCTTTAACTTTATCTGCTGTAAGTTTGCTATGAAGATGAACATATCTTTCAATAGCAAGAGCATAATGAGTTTCATAATTAAAAATAAGATAAGGACAGCCTTCTTGATTTTTTGCATAGTTTGGAATTTTAACATATAGTCCACCGTATGCTTCGAGACACATACGGGTCTTAGGCTCTTGAGTTACTCCAACAAGTTTAGGAACAATGAATTTCTGTTGCTGAATATAAGGAACAATAACTTGCATACAGTTTGGACAGATGTCCTGTTCGTCGTCCATTTTAAGGGCAGCGTTTAGAACATCTACGTTCTCTGGCATGAATTCATTTAATATTGGGTCAGTAATTTCATCAACTTGAGCCTCTTTATCTTCCTGAGTCTGTTGTGGAGGCTGCTGTTGTTGTAGTTGTGGATTAACTTGTTCAGGATTCTTTTCAGGGTCAATAGTTTGCTGATCCATCTGCATTCCGCAGTTTGGACAGTTAGTAGTCTGATTATAGTATTCCTTATCTTCGTAGTGTTCTTTCTCATAAGTTCCGAAAGCTTCATCTTCCTTCGGATAGTTGTAGCAAGCTACCATTCCTTCAGTGCAATAAATAAATAGAGCATGTAACCAGAGGAGATTAACGTTATTATGGCGATAGACCAGTTGTGCAATCTTGTCTCCTGCTTTCGCTGTTGATAAATCAAGCGGAGAATCAGCATCGTCAGGATAACATTTAACAGGAGGCACAGTAACGGAAAGTGCCGCAATAATTGATTCCAAGTATGCTCGAAATACGTTAATAGGTTTATCATAGTAAGATTGCTCAGTATCTTCACCGAGATTCATATCGATATCCCAAATCCGCCAATCATGGGCAGTTTCGGAATACCACGCGCGTTGAAATCCTTCCCAGATTAATTTCAGTCTACGCCATGTGCGAATTTGTCTATCGCGCACAGCTCTATCTTCTTTATCGAAGTGTTCTACTACTTCGCAAAGAAGTTTCTGAATATCCTCTGGGTATTTTTTAGCCATTAGTAAACAAGGTTTCGCCGCTGTGGCAAACCATCTCCCTGTACCATATTTGAATAAGTGGACCACAATCCACCAGGACGTTGACCACTATTAGTAATCATTCCCATTCCACCAGTTACTCCAGTATTACCACCAGTTAATGAACTTAAATCAAGATTAGGAGATTGTGGTAGTTGACCACCACTTGTAGCCATTCCAAATGGACCATTACTAAATGATGGCGGTGCTGATGGTAGTGATGTTGGTGCATTAGGTTGTGGCATTCCATTAGGATTAGGATTCATTCTACGTGGCATCATGGGAGGCCGCATTCTATTAGCCCACGGACTACCCATACCACCTACCATTGCAGGCTGTTGCTGTCCAAACATTCCACCCATAGCTCCGGAACTTGGGCCAATGTTAAACATTAAATCTACCTCTCACTCTGCGTGATGGTCCAGTATCCATTTTACTAGTATAAGTTCCACCATGCTGTCCTTCGTTTCTCTTCTCAGATAGCATGATAGCAATAGCTTGCTTACGATTAGTTACTTTCTTTCCAGTTTTGGAACCAGAATGAAGTAGTCCGTGTTTAAACTTGTGCATTACTTCTGAAGAAGGCATTAGCCACCGTGATGATGTCTAGCTGCAATCTTTTTCATATTCTGAGCGAATACTGCTCGCTTCTTAGCTAGGCCACCCTTGTGCTTAGCAGCGGCAATTTTCTTAGGAGTAGCTTTGCCAAAGGCACCTACTGTGCCTTTCTCTTCCATCTTAGTTCTAGCTTTTTGAATCCAGTGTGGTGCTGTGTCGATAGCCATTACTGAACTCCCATCTTTTTACGAGTTTTCATCGACGGAAGTGGAATATCCGTGGCTCCCGTAATAGGGTCGCTCATGGATAGATGTTGCGCGATTGCTCTGTTCTTTTCGTTTTGGAATGCTTCCATCTCATAAGGCCGTTGATTATAACTGCCTTGTGGCATAAAAGCATTCATCGCTGTTTGATACCAAGGAGTATTCTGAGCTTGTCTTGAATGAGTTAATTCGTGTGCTAGTAATTGTTCTAAGTCGGTATCAGATTGTCCTTCTAGTGCAGACGGATTATAACTAACATTACCAGTAAAGGGATTAGTAATTGCCATAATATTACGACGCATTCCGAGCAACTTATCAAGAATACCAGCAGATGGAGACACACTGACTGGATTTACATCAGGCATCTCACCTAATACTTTAGTCTTAGCTGCCTGTATTCGTTTCTCTAGCTCGTTCGGCATCGTCTACTTCTTTTTCAAATGCTTCCTGTTCTGCTTTAGTTACTTCAGTATTAGAATCAGGTTTAGTAGCATCGCGCGTTGCACGAGCTTTCTCTCTATCATTAGCTTCCAACATTTGCTGTCTTACTCTCCATGGAGTATGAACTGGTGGCCTCATGTGTTGCATAGGAGGTGCCACCATACGCTCAACTTCCTTTTCAGGTTTCTCCATGATTCTTTGAAGTAAGATTTCTTTCTCATGATTCACCGTAGCTAGTTGACTTTTAAGAGTTTCACAAGATTCGCAGACTTGTTCTTTTTTAAAACTTTCGCGAATTTCAAGCCATTGACGATACCAATCTAATAGAAACATATTACCTCAATATAATGATTATCTTGAACGACGATGAAATCTTTGAACTACTTGCATTGGTTTCTTTTCATCTAGTTTGCGCGCCTGCATGTAAAAGGCATGCATATTATTAGTATGAGCTAACATTTGGGTGAGTCGCTCCTGCGACTGCACTTTTTCAAATTCAGTTATAGCAGTGGAGAAATAATTTTCAGCAGAGTCAACGGCCATGCGAATATCATCGTATGGGTCGTCACCACTAAATTCTGCCACATCTTCAGCAGGCTTTCCATCTTTTCCAGTCTGTTCATAATTACAGGATTGAATTGCACTAATCATTTCCGGACAGCAATTAGGATGCCCATCATGATTATCCAGATTACATCTAAAGATTTGTAACCTCGGGATATTAGTTTCCTCTTCAGGAGGATTAAACAGTTCTAAGTATGAGCGATATTCAGATTCGGATTTATTTCTAAAAAGCCATTGAGCATATTCCTCGGAATAGATTGGCATCTCGGATGCCGGTATTACGGGCTTTGCTTTCCATCGTAAATATTCATGGAGCAGCATTTTGGTTGCAACTCTGCTGCCTGGTGAATTAGTAGAGAGTTCAATCGGATGACCAATAGCGTCTTCAATTTGTGATTGAACTGTATGTTCTGTTCCTCTGTCTTGATTTGCGCTCTGACAGAATTTAATAATTTTAGGAGACTCTCGTTCAATATAATCTCGAACGATTGCTCCCCATTCTTCAATCTTAGTTTTGTGCCAATAAAGCTCTCTATAGAGATAGAGTCTTTTGCTAGGAGAGATTGCATAAAATCCTACATAACACATTGCAGCGAAACCCCAATCACCAATGACCATACGCGGCCACCAGTCTGGGATATCGAATGGTTCAATTACATGCAGTGCATTATCAGGTTCATCAGGATATTTAATATGTCTGAATTCATCGAATACTAATCCTTGATATGCCGTCCAATCTCCAAGACGCTTCGCTTTACGTTCTGCTTCCGGACGGCCTTCAAGAGATTGTGCATATGTTGGGTCAATATGGTCAATATTATCATCTAGTGTTGCATGAATGTAGATTCGCTTATTTCCACCCTTACCGATAATAATTGTATTACCGGCAGGATTAGGTTGAACGAATCTCTTATAACAGAATGTATGTCCTATTCCACCGGGCATTCCGGCGCCTCGCGTAATTGAAGGCAATCCGGAACCTTTGGGTGCTCTATTTCTTTCCTGAGTGATATACAAGTAAATATATTCAGTGCTATTAGTAAGCTCGTCAGGAGTAAAAAGACTAATTTCCATTGAATCATAGTTATGGACATCTTTCTCTTGCTCACAATGTCCAAGAAATATTTGAGCACCAGCCCAAGCAATTCCTGTTCCCCCAAGTTGGTCTGGTCGTGGGAACGTCCAAACCATATCAGTTTTATTAAACGTCGCACCAAATTTCGTATAGATTTCACGACTTCTACCCACAATCTCTTTCTTCAAATCCGGATAAGTCCGGCGCATGAAGACTTGCTTAAAGAGTGGATTTTCGTGAAGTCTAAGAACTATTCCGTAAACTAGTAATACGTCAGATTTACCAGAACCAGCACCACCGCCGAGAAATCCTTCTTTAATGGACCAAGGAAGCGCAAGAAATATAGCTTGTTTTCTATTTGGCTTCCAAACTCCTTTATCGAAGGCCATTACTAATTAAGCCATCGCGCGTAGTGAAACGACAGTAGGTCCAGCATTAGTTGCTCTAATAAAAGAGAAAGCAATTTCAGCTTCCCCATTAGTTAGTGTAATAGCCTGATTATCACCAAAGGTGGGGTCATTACTTCCCTGAATTGCAGCGGCAGCAGTAGAAGTAGAAATGAAAACTCTACGGGCAGGCACCGCATATGCCACGTTTTGTAGCATAGACTGCGGATACCCAATGGACAAAAGCTGTGTAGGCATTATCTCACTGATACCTCTTGTCTTGGAATTGACCTACGCTCAGTTCTTTCTTCGATAATAGTTTTAATAGTTCCTATTCCATTTTCTATATTAGTTATCTTATCACTTATTTCATGCATATCAGTTCTCATATTAACTCGCCATTGTTCCAGCGAATCTAATCTAGCTGCGGCTTTACCGCTATCATATACGATTTTACCTAGAGCTATAGCTAGACTAATTATGCCTCCAATAGCTACAATCGTTTGAAGCATTATTCTCGCACGTATTTAACATCAAATACTTCTTCCTTCATAGTTGGGGGAGCCATGAAAACAAACGTAGGCCCATTACCCCTATCATTAGAATTTGGAGCCTGTTCAGGTTCCATATCCTTAACAATAGCAGACATATGCCTCGCAATTGATGCAATCTCAACTGCTTTGGCTTCGCTAATTTTCTCGGGAGTTAATGCTGCAAGAGCAACGTGGAGTTTCTTTGATGCTCTTTTCTGAATACGTAATTTAGCACCATCAATTACAGGTGCATTAGGTCTCTTATCGTAAGTTGCAGTAGAAGTAGCTCCTACTGAATAAGCACTAGCTGAACTTGCACTGATTCCAAAAGCTGTAGCTAATGCTTTCGCTTCAGCAGGACCATCAGTAACAGAAGTATCACCGATGATACGACGTAAGGAATCAGGAACATTAACATCGCCTTCCTTCCTACCTGCCGTCGGAAGGGGGATTATAGTTGCAGAACTCGACTCCTCACGTTGTCCTCGCGTAACATTGTTACGCTCGGAATCGAATTCTGCATCCGAAACAATTCCCATCGGCATGATTAATCTTTCCCGTTAAGTTTCAAATACAAGTAACGACGTTTATCGAGCATATCCCAATACTCTTTATGAGTAGGAGGAACATCGCTCGGTAGTCCGTAAGTTTTCTCAATATTGGTAATTTTCGTAGTTAGAGTTTCCATCTCTTTACGGATGGATTCTCTTTGAGTATTATCCATATTACGAAACTACGATAGCTGGCGTAGTTGCCGGATTCGTAATAGTGAAAGTAGTAACACCAGTCAAATCGAATTCCTTTTCAGGACCAGTCAATTCATTACCAACATAGAACTGGATGACCATGCGTCTCCAGTCAATAGAAACAGAAGTAATACCAGACAGCGCGATTGCTGTAGACTGAACGCTAGCGCCAGCCTTTGCAGTAACCGTAGCTGTAGCAGGTGATGCTCCAGGCATGTTACCCCTCTAATGTGAGAATAGACATGAGTTCATCCCATGCCTTTTGAACTGACATTGAATCCATTCCGTGATTACGAAATAGTCCCATGATTGAATCTTTATTAGCAATTAGTCTTTCACCAATATGAATAGCAGCAAGTGCCCCTTCGAGCACTGTCTTTACTTCACTTTCAGTAGCAGGGGTATCAGTAGTTGGAGGAGGATTGAGTGCGGCATTGGTTTTCTTCGCCTCATTAATTAAAGTCTGTAGCTGAGGATTGACTTTATTATCCTCAGTTGTAGGAGAACTTCCGGTTGCTGGTGCGAAATCATCGGACATAATTCACCCTATCTAAACTAGGACTAGTTATATCGGAATGAGATGTTCAGTGCTTCCGAGACAGACCTAGCTTACCACAAGTCGGCCTGAAAGTCAAATTTTAATATGTATATTCCGGAAGTACTCTAAATATGGGACCATAATATGGGACCCATTACTAAAAAACGTTACCCAATATGAATAGACAATGTCGTGCAGTTTTGTGCAAAAGGAGGTAAAAGTGTGCAGGTGTGTGCAGGGGTGTGTAGTGCCTTTGTGTGCAATCCTGTGCAACTATGCGCAGAAATAATCGTGCCAACTTTCCTGAAACACAATTGCATAAAACTGCATAAATTATTTTTTATGCCAACGCAAAACTGTGCACATGGCATAAGAAATAAATATGTGCAATAGTGTGCAATCATGTGCAATTCAAACCGCGTGCCAATATGCAATTATGTGCAGTTATGTGCAATTCTGTAAACCCACGCAAATTGTAATTGGCATAAGAAAAATAAAATGTGCAGTCACGTGCAGTGATGTAAATTGACAACAATTGTTGTCACCTGTGACACTGATTGTCACTTTGGTTGCACACTATTGCATAGTCCTGCACAGTTTGGCATTCCGGAAGTGCTGGTATGGCGTATGTATATGTATATGGCATCGGACGGCGACGCGAAACAAGGGCCGGACGAGAAAGGAAAATCAAGGCCGAAGCCGAAAAAGATGTTGACAGATTCCGCGAAGTGTGCTAGACTCGTTTTCGTTCGTGGGCAATTTCGCCCAAGCTAGGAGAAGAGACAAATGCGTAACCTCACTGGCAAGTTTTCGTTCGCGGTTCCGGAAGGCCATGCACAGGCAGGGGAGAAAATCGAAAAGACTTTCGAGTATCCCCAGACTGACAACGATGCCGAAGCTTTGGCCGTCATCGCTGATAAAAAGTGGTCACTCGTGGGTCTGGTGAACGATGTTCTCAAGGCCAATTCCCGAAGCAATGCGTATCAGGCGGCGCTTCTGCCGTATCGTCCATCGGAAGTCACTCCGGAAGAAATTCAGGAGCGTATGGTGCGCGATTACATCCGGCTCGGTTTCTCGGAAGAGAAGGCCCGTAAGAAGGTCGCCGCGATGCTCGCGGACACGGAGTAGAATTCCGGAAGTGGGGCAGGCTAATAACCTGCCTCACTTTTATTATGATTACATCAATATTCGTCCAGATTGCGCGTGGAACAACGATTTATCGTGAGTTTCGCGTGATATGGCTGGCGCCTATTAAATAGGACTGGCCATCTATAACTAAATATTCCGGAATAAAGACATAGACCTGTGCTCAGGTTCTGTAATCCGAACTCCGCGCGCTGATAAAATAACATTTTGGTAATTTACACTATTGCATTCCGGAAGTATTAATGCAACACTAGCCAAATATTGCACAAAATATGTATTTTCGACGTTATCTATGAGTTGAAATTCATTTCCGGAAGTCGTTCCGAGCTGTTTCCGATATCATTCCGTCCACTTTCCGGGTTGTTTCCTACCTGTTTCCTACCTGCCAGATTGCCCTAAGTCGCTCATGGTCAACGAGTTAGCGGGAGGGTACCTCTCTCCCCTAGCTTGACCCCACCTAGTTATGCCTGTTTTGACGGCCGGGAGTGGTGGTTTCCGTTATCTTTTATTTTTTTTTTTTTTTTTTTTTTTTTTTTTTTTTTTTT